ACAAAATACGTATACCCTGCGTCAATTTGATCCTGAACGCTCGTCCAACTATTATTGCTATGCACTGTCTGCCATGCAGTCGTTGGAATCAGCGGATAAACACCGCTCAATTCATAGCTCAATCCCGTAGCTGTTCCGGCTGTAAAATCAGTGTCAGTAGTAGTGCTTTGCAAAATAAAGTTGACAGAGTCATCGACTTCAAGTTCAATGCTCGCTGGAGTTGCAGACTCATTCCCACCAAAACAAACAGCACTGATATAGTATTTATAAGTGCCTGCGCTGGCCTCTTGATACGCATAAGTAGTCGTTTCACTCTCAGCAATCAAAGTAGCGTTTGAGAAAGTTTCAGAACTCAAAGAGCGATAGATTTTATAGAAGCGCACTCCATACTCGCGACGAGGCGAAGAAAAAGCCGGGCTTGTCCAACTCAGCAACGCTGTTCCCTGTCTACTCTGACCGCTCAAGTTTTGAGGCGTGCCAGGCGCGTTAACTGTAAAGCTTAAAGTCGCCTCTGTCTCGCTCTCGTTAGAGTTTACGCTATCATCTACCGCCTTCACGTGATAGTTATAGCTACCGCTCGACGTAGCGTCCACAAAAAGCTCATTTGTCTTTGTCGTAGCTACAATCGTACCCGCGCCCCAAGAAGCGCCAACCTTGACTATATATTCCTTGAAGTCTGGAACTGTAACAGTGTCCCAAGTTAGCAAAAAGCCTGTATTTTGAAAAGTTATAGCGAAGTTTGAAACGTCTGGCGGTAGCGTGCTTTTTCCTGTTACGGTATGACCTGCTTGAGCTAAACCCCACGGCCCTGCTCTAAAATCTTTGCTTACGTAGCGCACGTAAATGTCATATGTAGCGCCTTCCTCAACATCTGGAATTTTTACCGTGTTATCTTCTGCATTCGCCTGTGGTGAGTAAACGAAATTTCCGTTTGTATCGTCAGTCCTTCGAGCTCTCGCTTGAATAAAGGCTGGCACACCGCCCGTGCCATTGAAAGGCGTTATATCAATCTTGATCGCTGGCGACAAACTACCACCAGCCCCGCGAATCATTACAAACTCATCTGATACAACAGCTTCGACACCCGGCAAAGGTGGCTCGCCCCTAATCTCTGCTTGCGTCTTTGTAATGACTGTCGAATAGGCTGGTATCGCTTCGCTGTCCACATCGTATAGGCTGGCATTGTAGGGAACAGCGGTTATCTCTGCAATCAAGTCAAAATCATATCGAATTTCACTGATAATCGCGTCGATACCTTCTTCCCCATCTTCACCCACAAGAACATGATCGCCGACAGCATAACTACCTGTCGCATTTGATGGAGTCGTTATATTGAAAACATTGTTCAAGCCCGTACTTGCAACCGTGACAGTCTCTTCGAAAACGTCCCCGTCCTCTGCTTTAACTCTAATTGTATAGTCTGTACCGCTTGAAGTCTGAATCGAGTTATCAATCGTTATTTCGTCGATATTCCCACCGCTACTATCAAGCGCCGTTATCCTTGCCCCACCTAATCCAATGACCGCCGCGTCATGCTGTAGCCTGATCTTATCGCCTCGCGTAGCAACAAGATGAGCAAATGGAGTTTTGAAGCTGAATATTTCAGGACGAAGCACGCCGACCGCCAAGTCATAGCGAGCCCGTCTGTAAACTTGATCGGAAGTCGTAATGCCTGGATAAGTTATTTCCTCGATATTTGTCGCTATCGTATTCCCGCCTGAGCCGTCAGCATTGTATCCATCGCGATAGACAACACGCTCATCTTCGATGTATTCCTGCTCACTATTCTTAAATCTAACCTTCAGCGCGTGCGGAACTTCTGTAAACGCCTTACTCCCTACGAAGCTATTCTTTACGATATTTCGCGGGCTAAACAATTGCGTATACGTTGAGATAGCCTTGTCCTGAATCACGCCAATTTTGTCGTCAAAATAAGAAACGCTCGCACGCCCTACCGCCGCGATTTCTTGGAGTATGTCCTGCGACACCGTCTCGCTCTCCCAGACCTTATCATAGTAGAAATTGTCACTATCGCAATTCGTAGCCCAATCGGAAATCGAAGTTGTATCAACTTTCGCATCTGCTAGCGCTTCTTTCGCCGCGATTCCGCGAAGTACATAGCTATAAGCCCACGCTGGATTGCGTGTTTTTTGTCTAACCCAATTACCACCAGAGTAGACTTGTAAATGTGCTTGAACGATACAATTAAAACTATCAAGCACGCCATTTAACTGCTCGCTCGCCTTGATACGTAGCGCGACAGTCTTAGCGTAGGGGAAAGTCACCGCGTCACTTGATTTAATACTTCTAATTGCTGTCCACGTTGCTACGTCTTGAATGTAATTGCTTGAGCTATCCGCAGTCGTTCGCCTAATCCTCACATCGTACTGATCTGCGGTTAAGCCTTCGATTCTGTAACTCTTTCGCAAAGTCGTAGCTGTAGCGCCTGTGATTGTTTTAATAACGTCACCAGTTGACAAAGTAACATAGCTACCAATGCCATTAGCAAAAGCACCACCGATTGCATATATAATACCCAAATATTCAGAAGCACCTACAAATGACTTTGCCGCGTCTAAAACTCCAGCAAGCTTTGAATTTTTGTAGGGATAGTATTGACTAATCTTAATAACTTCGTTGCTGTAAGTCGTTGGAGCTGTTCTACCTCCTAGTAAGAAAGTATTGCCAGGATCAGAAATTGACTCAACCAAACCGAAATCTGAGCGCGCTTCTGGTAACGTGTTTATATCAGTTCTAATCAATGTAGTACCTGGTTGAGTAATCAATGGAGGTGTTGAGAACAAAGTAGGTAAATTTATATCAATGATACTATCTGTACTAGTTACACCGTCTTGCAGTAAACCTCCAGCGATTACTAGAGTTGATCTACCTGTTTTTGATTTGAACATTTTTCCGAATGAACGATATTTCAAAGTATTAGAGTTAGTGCCTGAATAGCTTGGTGTTATAGATGTCCAAGTGTTAGAAGATATGTTATACATATACAAAGTATCGACACTACTTGAACCGTTAAACCCTCCATATACGAAAATAGAACCAGACAATACTCTAAAATCTAAATGCTCCGCCATAGTCCCCATCAGCGCAACAGGCATACTACTTATACTGCTAAAAGAGTCTAAAGAAGTGTCGTAAACTTCACAAGTAGCTAACAGACCTCCTAAAGTTTGACCACCGAAAAGATATATTTTATTATCAACTAAAACCGAGCTTTGATATGCTCTAGCTGATGTCAACGTACTCGACTTAGTAGTCCATGTATTAGTCAATATATTGTATTCTTCTACGTTATTTAAAAAGCTAATGCCGTTATAGCCACCGATCACATAAATTTTTGACCCTACACGATGAGTAGAATGTCCATACCTAGGAGAGGATAAAGTATCTAAACTTCCCGCATTAAAGCTAGTTGATTCCTGCGCGAACGGTAACCAATCGCTTGAACCTGTCGGCCTGTACTGTATTTCGAAGTTGACCGAAACCGAATATTTTGCACCGCTGGCGCTGTTGTACCCAACGAGAGACGGGAAGGTTATATCTACAATTATCCCTGTGCTGTCGGTTTCCGTTGTTTGAGTCTGCCAACTACCTGCGCTAGTCAAGCTAATATTCAACTCTGTTTGCTGAATATTCGGAAACCATCGGTTTTGCTCCGCGTCTGTCATATCTGCAAATCGAGTTTCGTAAGACATTTCTATATCAGAATAACCTTCGATAGCTGTTTCACCGATTTTAAAGTCAGACAATTCAAGGTATGTATTATCGTCTTCATAACCCACAAGAAAAAGCATTCTTAGGTATTGCTGATTGTCGAATATCTCAGTGAAGGCAGACAAGATGATAGGGTAAACGCGATTTTTTCCAAACAAAACTGGAATAACATTGTAGTCACCTGTTTGATTCTGTATACCCGTTAAACTTTGCATCGGTGCAGAAGAACTAAAACTATCAAGCCCGATATTCGGCTGCGTTGGTGGCTTAATCAAAGCCTTGCTAACTAACTGCCCTGCAAAACCTACGATCAACCCACTAGCCGCGAGTGCGGCGCTACCCTTGAGCCCTAGAGCTTTAGTGATAAAGCTAGACTTCGCGAGAGCTGGAACGGCTAAAGTCAAAGCAATTGAAGCGACAAGACCAAGCACGCCTTTGTCATCGTCTCCACCTTGAACACCTACCACAATGCCTAGTGGCTCATTCCCGTTTGGATAGACAAACTTGTAAAAATTTGGATTTATCTTAGAGTCACCAAGTAAAACAGTACACTTTTTCGCAATCTTCAAATCATCCAGAATTTGATGTATATTTTTACCTGCTGGCAAAACGTGCTTGACGTTCAAATCATTGAAGGCGTTAGGCTTAACGTATACCTCGACTTTGGCTTTTTCCAGGGTTGTTTTTTTCTCTTCGATTTCTTTCACTTCTTCAAGTCCAGACGCATATAAGCTAGTACTCGATTATACCACTTTTTAGAATCGAGCCTTTCAATCGTAACAAAGCTATCAGGCGAGACATGAATAAATAATTTTTTCTCAGGATCGACTAAAACACCCACGTGAGTCGGCAAACCTCTGATATTCAAGACAACAACGTCAAAGGCTTGCTCTTGCCCTTTTTCAACCTCGAACCACCCGCGCATATTTTTACTGATTGCGGTTGACACTTGAGAGCGTGATATATCGTCGTAATCTTCAAGAAAGCCAGGTAAAACGACAAACAACTCCTTGCTATAGATAGCTTGAACCAACCCCCAACAATCAAGCCCTTGCATACTTCTACCTTTGGGCTTGTATGGAATGTTCAGGTATTTGTCCGTCCAGTGCTCCACGGAATAGCCTACCTAACAATACATGGGAAATTGTTAGGCGTTATTCTGTCTGCTGGGAAACGCATATTGAATACGTCCTTGTATGACAAATCACCCTCGACTGTGAAGCGGTCATAGCGCACATTTTTAAGCTGGAAAACATACGGGCCCAAATCAACGGTATCAGGCTGGCTTGCAAGAACAAAAGAAAGTGTAACAGTCGCTTCGGTTGTCATGCTTCGAATATTCGTGACAATAGATTGATCCACATTATCGAAAGTCACCGTTACCCGTGGCGCGCTTTCTTCATTGTCATCGGGTATTTTAATATCAAAAGGGAAGGCGGTATATACTTGGCTATTGCTTGTCACGTTCTCGCCGTTTTTGACGAGGTAAAGCGTTGATATATCAGCTTGCTCGATTTTAACCAAAGCTAAAAGCGCGTCCGTCTGGTTTTGCGCCTCTGCCTCTGTTTTTAATGCACTAGATAGCGTTCGTGCCATTAGCTAACCAACCTGAGAAGATTGCAAGTCACGCGATACAATCGACCACCAACCGCGCTAATTTGTGGTGCGCCTGTGAATTGCCAATTGTATTGACTGCCATCAATCGGATCATTCCATTGGAACGTATCTGAACCGCCTGAGAGCGTTGTCTCGTAGAAAGTGCGAAAACTTGCCACATCGGTATAGTCCAATTCAAAAACGCATGTAATCGGCTTCGGCGCGTCAGTAGCTACCCTGCGCCTTGAAGGTGGGCCACTATCTAATTGTGTCTCTAAAATAGTATCAGGCTGTCCCTCGCTGTAGCCATCGACTAATGGCTTATCTGTCAATCCAAAAGGCCAAGTATTAGACATTTTAATATCCCTTCGGTCTTAATCCGTAAACATTTTTGAGCGCGCTACTTGAACGGCTAGGGCTGGACAGCTTTTCAGCGACGATCTTATCAATGGTAATGTCAAGCTCGACACCGTTCGACCCTTGGCGCTGTGTAGCCTGCACCTGCGCGCCTGAATTGTTGTAGATATTAACATTCATCCCGCCGGATTTTGCCATAGCCTGATTTTGCCCGTTGCTGATAACGCGCTCGCCTGCCTGTAACATCATTAACCGCTCTTCTCCAGGTCGGCCCGGAACCACACCGCCTGAGTGCTTGCTACCGCCGAACAGCTTGCCAAGAAATCCACCCCCGCCACCCAAGCTATCGAAAAGCGGTTTCGTGATGTTCTGTTGCACGCTAAGTCGAAGCAAGTCTTTTAGTATGCTGTTTACAAATCCGCTGAAGCTGGATTGCGCGCCTGTTAGCGCATCGACAAAAGTATCGGTGAATGAGTTGGCCCAACCTTGCATAGCTTGCTCCATAACATTGAAGCTTTCGACGCTCTTTTCTTCTAGGTCGTCGAACTGGCTTGAAATCTGCTCGCTTATCTGCATGTACTCTTTTTCTGTAATAACCCCCGCACGCCTCAATTCCTTCGCTCTCGCTTTCGTCGCGTTCAATCTCTGCTCTACTGTCTGATATCTTTCGACAAGTGAGCGCCCCTCTTTCTCAAGCTTTTGCATAGCTTCGACTTCATCTTTCAAAACCATTTCAGTAGCTCCACCATTGGCATAAGCTGACAAGTCGAAAAAGTCGTCAATTAATGGAGTGCTATAGCTTTCTTCTCTAGCTGGCTTCTTTTTCTTACCACTAGCCCTAGCCTTCTCCAAGACTTTATCTTGCCTTTGCTTTTTGCGCATATTTTGGTTTGCTTTTCGCATTGTGCTTGAGATTAAATCTTTATATCTCAATTGTGGTTTAGGCGTTGCGCTAAACAAATCAGAGGACGGAAAAATACCTGTAGAAAATCCACCGCTATCTGATTCAGTTTGAGTCCCAAACAAATCAACACCACCCGGCCCCGGTCGCATATTCGGGTCCTTCTTCATTCTTGCTAATATTCTAGCTTGCGCCTGATCTGACCTTGCGAACAGCTTACCCAACTCCCTAGAGCCGTCTGATAAAGCTTGCACCATTTCTTTAGTGACTGATAGTATTTGTTTAATTCCATCAAGCAAGCCACCATCCAAGACAGTCGTTTGGAAATCAAACCAAGCTGTGTTCAATTCATTGAACTTCGATTGCAAGTCACCGCTTGCCTTTTGCGCGTCTTTCGTGAACTTCCCGAACTCATCAGCCACCAAAGGGATAACATCCTCTGCCATCAGTTTCCCGCTACTCACAAGCTTGTCGAACTCCTGCACGCTAATACCTAGCGCATCGGCAAAAATACCCATCGCGCC